AGGCACAAGCTCGCTTACACCAGTAGGTGTATTCGTTGGGTGCTCTTACACTGACCCAAGCACGAGTCAGTTAACTTTCAACCAACAGTTTCCAGCAAGCACTGCTGCAAGTGACATCATGGCATATGTCGTTGATGATCCTAATGTGGTAATGCGTATGCAATCGTCTGGAGTTCTGTCTCAGACAGAGCTGGGCAACAACATTGCTGTTGTGCAGACTGGTGGATCTACTTCAATCGGACGTAGCAAAAACTCTCTTGGAGATACTGGCGCTACGACTAACACGCTTCCGATGCGAATCATTGAATTCGTTGACGGGCCAAGCAGCACAGTCGGTGATGCGTTTACTGATGCTCTCGTTTTCTTTAACGTGGGCCACCAGTACACAAACACCACTGGCGTATAAGGGGGATTAAGAAATGGCAATTTCTAGAGCGCAAATGCTTAAAGAACTCCTGCCTGGGCTTAACGCCTTATTCGGCTTGGAGTATGAAAAATACGATGACGAGCACACTCTCATTTATGAGACTGAGACCTCAGATCGTAGTTTTGAGGAAGAGGTAAAGCTGTCAGGATTTGGGGCAGCGCCTGTTAAAAACGAAGGCTCTGCAATCTCTTATGATTCAGCGCAAGAGAGTTTTACAGCCAGGTATAATCACGAGACGATTGCGATGGGATTTGCGATCACGGAAGAAGCGATGGAAGATAATTTGTATGACTCACTGTCTGCACGTTATACCAAAGCTCTAGCCCGTGCGATGGCATATACCAAGCAAGTGAAAGCAGTAAATCCGTTAAACAATGGATTTGATACTTTCCAGTCAGGTGATGGCGTTACCTTGTTTAATGCATCTCATCCTCTTGTAAGCGGTGGCACGAATGGTAATAGACCTTCTACGGCTGCAGACTTAAACGAAACTTCTCTAGAGAACGCAATAATTGATATTGCTGCGTTCACTGATGAGCGAGGATTGTTGATAGCTGCTAGACCAGTAAGGTTGATTGTTCCACCCGCACTTATGTTTACTGCGGAAAGACTGTTAGAAAGCACACAAAGAGTGGCTACTGCAGATAATGATATCAACGCGATCCGAAATATGGGTGCAATCCCAGAAGGATTCTCTGTGAATCACTATCTGACAGATAGCAATGCTTTCTTCCTGATCACTGACGTTCCTAACGGTATGAAGCATTTCAACCGTACACCTTTGGAAACGTCAATGGACGGAGACTTTGATACTGGTAATGTGAGATATAAATCTAGGGAGCGTTACTCGTTTGGGGTAAGCGACCCACTTGGGATTTACGGATCACCAGGATCTAGCTAAACTGAATGGGGGCGAAAGCCCCCTTTCTTTTTCCTGACTGTGTTTCACATGGAACATAGACACTAGCCACGACAGGAGACAAAAATGGCTAACACTACTTTTACAGGCCCAATTCGATCAGAAAAGGGCTATCAACAGATTTCTAAAAACGCAACCACTGGCGCTATAACGGTAACGTCTGGCGACAAGTGGGCTACTGAAGCAACTGGAAGTGCTGGAATTGAAGGCACTGCGGCTGTTTATGTTACTCAGGTAACTCGCCTAAAGAGCGATGTGGACACTAACGTAAACATTGTTAAGTCAACTATTATGATTGACCTGACAGGTTTAAAGGATGGCGACACTGCTGGCGATATTATCGGTAAAGATGGATCAGGCGTTGCGTTTATCGGCAGAGTTACAACTGCCAACCAAGGTACAGTATTCGGGGTAACGATGACTTGTGTGGAGACTCCTGCTGGAGGAAGCACAGACATTGACCTGTTCTCTGCTACAGAAGCCACAGGTGTTAATGACACTGCAATCGGTGACTTGACAGAAACTCAAATCATTAATGCTGGCGCGGCTTCTGCTGGCACTATGGTTGCTGGTGGAGACATTGCAGCAGATCAATATCTTTATCTTGTAAGCCAAGGCACTGGTGATGCAGCCTATACTGCTGGTCGTTTTTTGATCGAAATCCTTGGTTTCGACGCAGCGTCCTAGAGGAGTAATGTATGGCTGATGCGGTAACTACGCAAACGATACAGGATGGCGGCAAGACCGCCATTCTTCGTTTTACAAACGTAAGTGATGGCACTGGTGAATCAGCGGTAGCAAAGATAGATGTATCTTCTCTTGCAGTCGAGCCAATTACAAATGCGGCTTGTACATCAGTTGTAATCGAAAAGATTTATTATCAAACCATAGGGATGGGGGTAAAGATATTTTTTGATGCGAGCACTGATGACTTCGCTTGGGAGCTTGCTGCTGATTGGGCTGATACTTTGGATTTTTCTGATTTTGGTATCCCTGATCCTAAATCAACTGGAACCACTGGCGATGTGTTATTCACAACAACTAACGCAAGCAACAATGATGTATACGTTATTGTGATGCAAGTAAGGAAGCGGTATTAATTATGGCTACACTCGATATATTTGTTAGCGGTGTTTTTGGTAAAACAGGTGAAGACGCATATCAGATCGGATCAAAAAATGAAGATGGTGATTATGTGCCTGCAGTTGACGGGGTATACACAAAAGAAGAAGCGGAAGCTGCTTTGAAGGAGTTAGCCCCAGCGCCCAAAAAAGAACCAGCTAAAAAGGCTGCTCCAAAAAAGGCAGCATCTAAATCTAAGTAATGGCAATAGGTCGCCCTCAGACTGGAAAGCAAGTAAAGAACGCTCCATCCAAAAAGAAACAAAAGAAAGTTTCTAAGGTTATGAAGGAGTTTAAATCTGGAAAGCTCAAGTCAGGAGGATCTGGCAAGAAAGTAAAAAGCAGAAAGCAAGCTATTGCTATCGCTTTATCTGAGGCTGGCCTGTCAAAAAAGAAAAGGAAAAAGTAAATGGCTACAAGCGGAACTTTTGCTTTTAACTTAGATATTGGAGAGGCAATAGAAGAAGCGTTTGAGAATATAGGGTTAGAACTTAGGACAGGTTACGACTACAAGACAGCTAGAAGAAGCATTGATTTGTTGATGCTCGAATGGCAAAACCGTGGTCTAAATCTTTGGACAGTAAAGTTTGCAACTCAAGCTCTAACTGCTGGATCTAACTCTTATACTCTTGATGCCAAAGTATTTGATATTGTTGAAGCTTTTTTGAGAACAGACTCTGGTGATGTAGATAGTCAGTTTGATCAGAGCATGACTAGGATATCTATAAGTCAGTACTCTCATCTATCAAATAAGCTTACGCAGTCAAAGCCTTTGGAGTATTTTGTAGAGAGAACGCCAGATGCTATTAAAATAAATTTATGGCCCACGCCTGATGATCAAGAAACTTATCTCTTTGCATATTATTACATGGAGAGAATAGAAGATTCTGGTAAGCCAGCAAGTAATAACATGGATGTGCCTGCTAGGTATCTGCCATGTTTAGTGGCTGGATTGGCTTATAAGTTGGCTATCAAGTATCCAACAGCCACAGATCGAATACCTGTTCTAAAAGCTGAATACGAATCTCAGTGGGAGTTGGCTGCCAGTTCCAGCAGAGAAAAAGCATCTCTGTTTATTGCCCCAGGAGGATATACATTTTGAGTTTTGCTAATGGCAAGTACGCATATGGCTATTGCGATCTGACGGGGTTTAGGTATCCGCTAAAAGATTTAAAGCCTCAAATAGTAAATGGTATACCCACGGGGTTGCTGTTTGGAAAAGACGTATGGAGTCCAGATCAGCCGCAGCTCCACTTAGGCCGAGTTAGAGTTGATGATCCCCAAGCGTTGCGTAACCCGCGACCTGATCAATCTATGGAAGAAAGCAGAGCTTTGTTTGGATTTGATCCTGTTGGTAATGACGCAGTGCGTATGGAGGGCCAAGTAGGTATAGCAAGAGTGACAACAAGCTAATGGCATTTACATTTACTACTTTAAAAACTGCGATACAGGATTATACGCAGAACTCAGAAACAACATTCGTTAACAATTTAACGATCATTATTAAACAGGCAGAGGATAGAATACTAAAATCTATTCAGCTCCCTGAGTTCAGAAAGAACGTGACTGGTACGTTAACAGATGGTAACCAATACTTATCAACGCCATCAGATTTTTTAGCGCCTTACTCGTTGGCAATAGACAATAGCGGATCTGAGTATTTGATATTCAAAGATGTGAATTTTATTAGAGAAGCTTATCCAGTGGCTTCTACCGAAGGAATACCAAAGTATTATGCAATATTTGATTCTAATACTTTTATTGTTGGGCCAACGCCAAACGCTAATCTGACAGCAGAGCTTCACTATTTTTATAAGCCACAGTCAATTACAGAGTCATCAGATGGAACAAGTTGGCTAGGCACTAACGCAGAGAGTAGCTTGTTGTATGGCAGCCTTTATGAAGCGTATACGTTTATGAAAGGTGAGCCGGACATCATGCAGCTATATTCCACAAGATATCAAGAAGCTTTGAAAGAACTCAAAGAGTTGGGTGAGGGATACGACACAACAGATAATTATAGATCTGGCTTGGTTAGACAGGTGAGACAATAGTGTCATTTTCTTCTTTTGAAGTGGGTGCGGTTAATGTCACAACCACGCAAAACATAGGGCATGATCCAGATTTTTGGGCAGAGCAGGCCACGAAAAGAATAGTGAGCATAGGTGGTAACTGCCATCCGATCATTGCCCAACAAGCAGAAGCGTTTCAAGAGGCGGTGCTGCAACAGATTTCATATTACATGAAAGAGGCAATCAAGAGTGATCGAACAACCTTGATAGCAGAGTTAGAAAACCAAGGCCAACAAGAAATGGCTAATATTATAAGGAGACTATAGTGGCTATATCTACAGCTATGTGTACCTCGTTTAAGCAGGAAATACTTGTTGGAACCCACAATT